GGCCCTGCGGTACAATCCCCAACAAGCAGACTCGACGCCGCAATACTCGTCCCCCAAGCACTTCCAGTCGATACCGGAACTCCTGCATCTGGCCAAGTAAAAAGTCCTGGGGTTGAAGTAGCTACTGTTGTTCCATTCCAAAAATAAAGCACTCCATCATCCGTATCCGTACAGAATCCAGCGGTGATTGTACTACAATCCGCTTGATAAACAATCGACGTAGCGTCATCTCCCCAAAGTCCCGCATGAGCTTCCACCGCAAGGAGAATCAAAACCAAAACTAAAAACTTCATCTTTTTCATCAGCATACCCCGCAAGTAGATGTTGTCCCGCTTCCGGCGGTACGTTGGAATTTTATAGAAACAACACCGCTATTTAGTGTATCATAATCCGCCGCCGTGACAGAACCTTTCGCCCATGCAATATAATTTGTTCCGTCAAAGGAAATACTAACAGCAACCGTATCCCCAGAAGCCGGTCTTGCCCATACCGTCGCCGGAAGTGGAGCGCCAACCATATTAAAAATCTGCGCATCTCCGTTTGTTAGGGTTGTCTGAACAAAACTTCCTGTCATTCTATTTGCAGTCATTACTCTTCTCCTTCGTGAAGATTGCGATTAAACCCGCTGAAGCAATTCCAAACAGTGCAATTCCTTCAGCTTGTTCTTGTGTTAGTTGTATTCCAAAGACAGTTAAAAATGCTGTAAGCCCATACCAAGTTGACTTTTCTTTCGCTCTTGCAATTATGTATTCTTTCATCCCCTCACCAACCTTTTCCATTTGAATTACCTTCCTCTGCATGAATAGCTGAACACCGCCCTTCGATTCGGGCAACCTTTTCCGCGAGAACTTTCTGCTCCCGTTGAACATCCTTCAAAGATTGCAGCGTCTCGCGGAGAAAAAATGCTGTGACAGAAAGTAAGATTGTAATGACTCCAATGAATAAGTTTGAAAGTGATACATCGAAGCTCATAATCTTGGTTCCTTTAAGCTGAGGGTAGTTTTTGTCCGGCAACCTTTTCCATACTTTTTAATGTATGGTAATACCTTTCTTTTGAGAATACAATCACAGCATTTAAGGGGAGGCGAATATAACTTTGATCCTCGAGGACAAGGAATTGAAAGTTATCTTCAATTCCATCTCCGATGACTTTATCAAACTTCATCCATCCCCAGGTTCCTGGAATTTTAACCTTCGCAGAATAGGTATCCATCATTTCACCTTCATTATATACAAACAAGATAAGAATGTGGGACGATTTTCCGTGGCGGAAGGTGTTCCGGAAGTAGTACTCGGCGGATCGACTGTATGTAAATGCGAATTACCACCTCCGGTTTGGTTTGTCTGCGGAGCTTGAACTAGATTACCATCATATGCATAAAATCCTGTTGATCCATCATTCCTTGTCATAAGGGCAAGGTTTATTGTATGCGCATGTGGAGGAATTTGGTCAATACTTAAGGTTGTAGAACCTGAACTAAAAGATGTTATATCGACAGTATGAGTATGGCTATCAGTGTTTATGCCGCCGAGTGTTCCTCCAGCGGTTGACCCCATGAGGAAGCGGCTGTCCGTAAGGTTAGGAAGATACCTTCCCGTTCCGTTAAAAATTGGGGAGTCGGCATCATTCAAAGCCGCCCCATCACAAACATACCAACCTGAGGCGTTGAGGTAAGCGTTCGCGGCGGCAATACTATTCCCAAGAACACTTGTTATCGCCCCATTCGTTCCATTGGAAAAGTACCCACCACACCAAGCAACAATCGCACCGACTGGTGATCCTGACCCAACCGCCGCCGCGACTGCAGTGGTCATCTGACCAACCGTGGCTAAGTCACTATCTGCCGAACCGTCCGCCGAACCTGTGACTTTAAACCCACCCATCGCAAGGTTTGCAAGCATGGAAGCCTGCCCATCCCGAAGGATGGTGATAGACAAGGCTGCGGCGATGTTTTCAATGATGGTATTGAAGTCGCTCGCCAGAATGTCCGTACCTGAGACAGCAGGGTATTCGGGGGAGGGAAGGTTGTAGGTGCCACTTCCATTGAATGACATAGTTATTTACTCCTATTAAAAATTTTTAATTCACACAAATTACTCACCCGCTTGCCCTTCTTCCGCCACCGTCTGGTCATAAGCTGTGGTAAGTATAGCCCGGATTAAGGCTTGCCGAGCTTTCGGTGTAGGACTCTTTGCAATCGCTTCGATTTGCTTCAATCCATCAGGACTTGTCACAATATCCGCAACTTGATTATAAGCTTTTGCCGTTACTTTCTCCCATACACTTCGACCTGCACGAGATGCCGTAGCAATTACGAAACTGAGAAGGTTCTCACCCGCTTGTTGTTGTAAGGCCGCCCGATCAACTGACGGCGGAATTTTCAAATCTTTAACTGTATCAAGTGCATCGATAGTGCGGAAAAATTCCTTGGAAATAATCCGAGGGTTTAAACCCTGTTCCCGCGCCATAACCCCAATCGCGGCTTTGACATTCGCAGTCTGCTCTTTCGTACCGAGCATTGTTTGAAGGACTTTATAGGGTTGTTGAATCTTCTCCACATCATTCGCACGTTTGAAGGTGGAGCTGACTGACTTCATGATATGCTCGCGGAGAAGTTGTCCGACTGTGTCGCCGCCGAGTTCTTTCGAAACCTTCGCAATTTCGCGAGTCTTGTCTTGATCTTTTGGGAATAGCCATCCGATTGCAGTTTCTTTTGCTGTGATCTTATCCTGTTTAACACCTCCACCCATGGAAGCGAGTTCACCGACAATACTTCGTTGAAGGGGATTAGTAGAGTTCTTCCAGTGATTGGAAGCTGCTCGTCTGGCGGCACTATAATCAGCGTCAGTAAAATCTTTTAATGTTGTTGCAATGATTTTACTTGGAACATCTCCATAACCTTCCTTCGGAGCAACCTCATTAAAAGATTTAACAATACTATTTAAAGTACCTTTATCCATTGTCTCACCGGGTTGGAGTTCAGGAAGATACTTATTAACAAATGCTTTGATTTCTAAATCCCCTGGCGAACCTTTCCCAAGTATGTTCGAATCCTCCCCGGCGGCAAGTAAACGATTTCGAAGTGTTTCAACCTCAAACATATCATAAGTTTCTTGGTTCACTCCAGGACGAAGGTTGGTGGCATACTTCTGCCTACCAAGTCCTTTCTCAGCCTCAATCCGTTTTGCTGCGAGTTCTTGGATATCCTGAATCGTCCCCTTCCGCCCTTCCACTCCAACCGGGAAGGTTGTGTTGATAAGTTCATCGAACATCGAGCGAGCCTTATCAGGGAGATCACGAAGATGCTGCATGAACTTTGGGCGGGCAGCGGGATTTGTAGCCGCCTGAGCCACCACGTCATCCAGCGTAGAACTCGGCCCAAGAACCTGCGAGGCAAGGTATGGAACACCTTTTTCTTCGAGAACATTTGCGAGTTCCTGTCCTCGTCGCCAGTCTGTCTCTGGAACAAACTCTGTTGCTTGCTGAATTAATCGTTTTGAGTTCGGAATGAAACTTGTTCCAAGGGCTGTCAAACCGCCACCGAGAAGTCCGCCGCCAACACGACCAAGAACACTGTTTTCGTCTTGCACAGCCTGTGCACCAAGTTCACTTCCCAATCCCGCTGTGGTTCCAATCGCAGCGTTTCGAACAGGTTGAATCATCCCTCCCGGCCCCGCCAACGCTCCAATCAACCCTTCAATTGCACTCCCTGCATACTTTCCCGAAGTTGTCTGTGGCTTACTTAATTCCCCGCCGGAAATCTTTAAAAGCCCTTCCACCATACTTGTTTGCGGCGTCATCGCCTCCGGTCCCGGCGCATCAAGCATCGCATCCATCGGCGGAAGGGATTCTTTCAGCCACTCCCCTGTTGCTGCTCGATATGCAAGCTTCGGAATCTGTTTCGCTCCAGCAATCCCCAAATCCATCAATGCAGGAGCCGCCATCAGCCCTCCGCGGACACCTTTGTCCAGAACTCTTCCCACTTCAGGGAGGACTCCTTCGGCAGGAGGGCTGAGGGAAGCGCTTGCCGGCGCTTGAGAAAGATTCGCTTTAATTGCGGAAGCAATTTGTTCGTCGGTCATTCCGTCAGGAAACTCAACATCCCCATGACCAGGAACTTCAACAATTTGTCCCATTATTCAATCCTCCCGGTTGCGGGATTGTACTTCTTCTTTTTCGTGCCTTGGGTTGGGGCAGGTGTATAACCTTCCGTCGGGAAAGGTAATTCTGATGGTGTGATATCAAGAAGATTACTTGCTTCCGGATATGCCTGCTTAATCTTTGCTTGAACCGCATCAGCATATTTCGAATCATATTCAGCATTTTGCCGCATTTCCCCAATAATCTGTGCTCGGCCTTGTGGGGAGCTAATGAGTTGCGGAAATTGTTTCATGAAAGCTTCGCGATCTGCATCCGTCATACTCCGACCAACACCTGCACCTGCCGTGAGAACTTCAGCAACCCGTCGTCCAAGCTCCGCTTGATAGGTTTCACTGGAAGCAAGTTTGTTCGTATCCACAGGTATTCCGAAGGTGTTTGCAAAACTTGAAAGTGTAGTTGCAATA